AAAGTTTGAAATACGCCATACATAGTCGCAGGGATATGTTTGAAATATAAATTGCTAAAATGTGTTTAATACACCTAAAATCCTAAATAAATATTATGCAGGGTAAAGGGTTTGATGTATAGATATGAAATTAGATATTAGAATAAAACAACACGAAGATTCAGATGAATTTTATGACATTAAATTATATACTTATAAAGAAGTCATAGAAACAAAAGTAGACAAAGAGAATCTGCGTTACTTAATCGGTAAAATAGACAACGAGATATTGCCTTAAAATTCAAAATTTTCACTTGAAAAAAAGGAAAAGAAGTCGTAAGAATCTTATCACAGCTTTAGATAGGGTATTTTCAAAATATATTCGTACAAAGTATTTAAGGGACAACTTTGTTGAATGTGTAACCTGCAACCGAAAGTACCCTATCAATAAAATACAAGCAGGGCATTTTATGTCAAGAAGGCACTACGCTACTCGGTGGGATGAAGAAAATGTTTACCCACAATGTATGAAGTGTAATATGTATAGTCAGGGGGAACAGTATCTATTTTCAAAGTTTATAGACGAAAAGTATGGCGAAGGTTATTCCGATGTCTTATTATTTAAGTCAAGAGAAACAGTAAAGTTTAGTGATTTTGAAATAGAAGAAATGATACAAGACTTTACTAATCGTTTAAAAGTTTTGGAAAAAGAAAAGTTTTAGTTATATTTGAGCATTAATGCAATTTTTTTCATTGTAATTTAATGGTTAGTAGTTTAGGGAGGGCAGAAATGTCCTCCTTTTTTTTGACCTAATTTTTTTTTATAAACAAAAAGTTTTATATTTGAGGAACTAATTGTTAAATAATATGTAATGGAAAAACGATTTAAGTACCTATTAGGTCTAGCCAAACACACAGAAAATTTTTTAATGTACAACGAACTTAAGACACTAAAGCAAGATGTCTTAAAGTTTCCTATGCTTCGTATTGATGCTATGGAAAAACGCATTAAAGAACTTGAACAAGAAAACGAATTATTAACCGCTAAATTAGAAATCAATGGACAAATCTAAATTAAGGGAATTGTATCAAAAGTACGAATTGCAGCCTGCTGACTTTTTTAAGCATCAGCACTACACAATTATCACAAGACAAGGTATTGAAAAGATATTAGGTCAAGAACAACTAAATATAAAGTATGAAGTTGTAAGATGTGAACCAGACTACGCAGTATTTAAAGCTATTGTAACAAAAGGCGAAGCGTATTTAGAAACATTTGGGTCTGCAAAACACGGCGATTTTAAAAACGGAAATACACAATCTTGGTATATTGCCGAAATGGCAGAAAAAAGAGCAATGTCAAGGGCAGTATTAAAGATGACTGGTTTTTATCAGTTGGGCGTATTTGGTGAAGATGAATCTGAAAGTTTTAAAAATGGATAAGTACAAAGTACAAAGACTATTTAAAGGGCATTATCAAATTATAGACGAAAACGACGAAAGTCTTTTTGAAGGCAGTATTGCCGATTGTTATGCTTGGATAAGAATAATGGAAATAAATATATTAGAATATGAATTATACGAGTAATTGTTGTAGCGCATCACCTGACAATGAACTAGATGACATTTATGGTCGATGTAGCGAATGTAAAGAAAACACAATATTTGAAATAGAAGATTAATCAATAAATATAATTATGAGTTTAAAAGTAAGAGGTACAATTAAAAAAATTAATGATGTACAAACTGGCACAAGCCAAAAAGGAGAATGGAAAAAGCTATCGTTTTTATTAGACAATGGTGCAAAGTATAATAATTTATTTTGCTTTGATTTGTTTGGAGAAGAAAAAGTAGACACATTCTTAAAATACAATAAAGAAGGTAAAGAAGTAGATGTTAGTTTTAATGTAAATTGTCGTGAATACGAAGGAAGATACTACACATCATTAGATGCGTGGAAGGTTTTTACTGCTAAAGAAATGACAAATGCCGAGCAGCAACCAGATAGAGAAGATGATTTACCATTTTAACTAAATATGGGGGGTTTTTACCCCCCTTTTTTATATTATGCTAATAGACTACACCAAAGAATTACAACACCTTGACAAAGTCAGAAAAGGTGAAATACGAGAAGGATATAAGTTAGGAATACCTGAAATAGACGAATACTTTAGATTTAAGAAAGGCAATTTTAATGTAATACTTGGACAAGCGAATGTCGGTAAAACATCAATGGCTTTGTATTTAATGCTTTTGTATTCGTTACGACACAATGTTAAATGGATTGTTTTTAGTAGTGAGAACGAACCATATTCGATTATAAGAAAACTAATAGAATACCTTTTAGCTGAACCAATAAACAAACTAACAGACGAAAGCTATCAGTATGGTATTAAGGTTATTAAGAATTATTTTAAATTTATAAGTCCTGAAAAGTTATATAGTTATAAGGATTTGATTAAGTTAGGTGAATCATATAAAGCTGCTTGGGACTATCAAGGTATGTTAATCGACCCATACAATAGTTTAATTAAAGATGTAGAGATGTCTAAAAACATTGATGGTCATAGTTACGATTATCAGGCGATGACAGAACTGCGACAATTTTGTAAACGAAACGAAGTTAGTATGTGGTTAAATGTACACGCTAACACAGGTGCTATAAGAATGAAACATCCTATGGGACACGAATACGCAAACTATCCTATTCCACCAACTGCTGGGGATGTAGAAGGAGGCGCAAAATTTGTTAATAGAGCAGATGATTTTATGGTAGTTCACCGATACACACAACACCCATCGGATTGGAATCAATCACATATACACATTCGTAAAACAAAAGAAACAGAAAGCGGTGGTAGACCTACACCATTAGACGAACCTATTAAGTTAAAGTCTATTGTAAATAATGTAGGATTTGAGATAGATGGGCAAAACATTTTAAAGACAGTTCTACAAGACAAAAAACAAAAAACCTTTTTAAGAAAAGCGTAAATGGATTGGGCATTGAGAATAATATTTAGTTTACCACATCAAAGAATGGCTTTAGGGTGGGAAGTTCTGTACCCCACAGAAGAATTTCCATATCAAACTTTAAAGTTGTATCTTTTGCTTATAACAATCGAACTTGACCTATAATGTTACAAATACTATCTAAACATCACGACCTTTGGATAAGTTATGTTTTAAGTTTTAAAGTAAACATAGACACCGCTAAAGATATTGTTCAGGAACTGTATCTTAAAATGCACGACTACGATAAAGATATAATGATAGGCGAAAAGATTAATTTCTATTTCGTCTATTTAGTTTTAAGAAATATGGTATTTGACCTAAAGAAAAAAGAAAAGCGATTTTACTTTACAGAAGAAATACCACACATAGAAGAAGAAGAATACATAGAAACCGACACAACAAAAAGCCAATACATAACCAAGTGGATAAACGAACATAATTTAGAACAGCTTAACTTGGAGGACACAGAAAACATAAAAAAGATTTACAATGCTTGTGTGTTTAACGAAGTAATGCTTGAAAACAAATCAATAGCAGAACTATCAAGACAAACTACCATAAGTTACTATTCGCTTTACAACACGGTAAAAATAATTAAGAACGAAATAAAAGATAACTATGAAACTTGGAACAATACTCGAGAAGATATTTAAGTTTACCGGAATCGCTTGGATTGTAAAAAAGATATGGGGTGATGACTGCGGTTGTGAAGAAAGAAAACAAAAGTTAGACAATATAAAAGTGTTTAGACGAAATTAAAATTTCAAGAAAATGAAACAAGAGAACTATGACCTATGGACTGAATTTCGGGCAGTAGAATCAAATGACCTTACCAAAGCTGATAGACAATTAATAGTAAAGATATTTGCAGAAGAATTAAACAAAAGAATAACTGTCGATTGTGGGTGTAGCGGTAAGGTATGGCAAAAAAGAATTAACGCTATAAACAAACTATATGACAAAGGATGATTCAGAGAAATACGAAAAGACTATATGCCTTTGGCTAAATGGTTATTTGAATTTTAGATTAGATTGGGTAGGTGATGAAAATACCTTTTACGATTTAAGGGGTATGACTCCTAACAATAATAAGTGTGTTATTGAAGTAAAGGTTAGAAACAAGTATTATAAAGATAAGATGCTTGAAAAGTACAAGTACGACAAGTTAATGTCTTTGCCTGAAGATGTAGTTAAATTATACTATGTGAACGACCCTAAAGGTTCATATATCTATTGGCTTAATAAAATTGACATACCTAAAGTAAGCACAATAAGATGCCCTACAACTACTATGTGGTCAAAAGAACGAAAAGACAAAGAAGTTTATCTGTTGCCTGAACGCTTGGCTTCAGTTGTAGAGTGGTCTACTATTACAGATAAAGATGTGTGGTATTAATTTTTTAAACAATTTTGTTTGTAATTAGAAAATAGTTTGTATATTTGGGTATTATTAAACTAAAACTATAAATTATGAAAACTTTACAAGACTATCAAAACTTAAAAAACCAATTAGAAGAAATAAAAATAAACCATAAAGGAGAGCATTTAGAAGCCGGTTTCGTAATGGTAAAAGCCAGAGGTTTAAATTGGAGAGAGTGTAAGAAATTAGGGATGAATAAAGATAGCTATTATGGATGGGTTTTTTATTCCACATCAACAAACACAAACTCATATAGCTTATATGAAAAAATTGAAAAGGCTTGTGAAGGTTTTAATTTATTTGTAACCGAAAGACAACTATAAGGAAAAAAATAATAACAGGGGCGAAAGCCCCTTTTAAACTACACTTATGAAAAAACTTGGAAAACTATTAGAGAAAGTACAATGGGTATTTCTATACTTTGGATTCGCTTATGTAGGGTATCAATTAGGCGTAATGCTTTCAAATCTTTAGGTTATGTACAAAAATATAGAAGGGTCATTTAATTACGAAGATGTAGACTTTGATTACAAGGTTACATATTACGAAGGTGATAAAGGCGATTACTACACAGCACCATCACAACCAGAAGTCGATATAGACTTTATAGGATTCTTACCTGATACTGACTTATACGAATGTTTAGATGATAAAGTGATTGAGGCTTTAAGAGAATACATTATAGAAAGTGAATAATCTACATTCATATATATTTTTAAATTCAACAAATAATGCTTTAGACATTTTGAATAAATGGTACGAAAAGAAACCAAACAACAAAGAACTACAAGACTTAATTAAATCTTTTCAGTACATCGTAGAGCATACAAATATGGTAGAATTAGAACGACAACTTTATAAAGACCATTTTGATTTATTAAGCGAAGAACACATAAAACTTAAAAACGAACTAAAAGAACTTTGGGATGCGAAAGGGTAGAGTAACACAAGCACAAAAAATAGCCGAATTAAAAGAACACATAAACTTTGTTGAACAACAATTAAGAGTACACATACAGACTTGCGAAAGGTTGTTTAGATTTATTTACGAAAAATTAGATATAAATGAAAACGATACACAAGATACTACCAACACAGATACACACGATAACGAATCAGAAGGGGATAATTAAGGTTTACACCGAAGAAGAATACCAGCATCGCAGTTGGTGGGAAACAGTCAAGCATCAATATAACATAGGCAAGATATGATTATCTTATTTGACATAGATAGCTTACTTTATTCAGCTTGTTATAATGTAGATTCGCCTGAAGAATCAATGTTTAAGTTCGATGAATTTTTTCAAAAGACTATAAACGACCTTGAAGAATTTTACGAGATAGAAGAAGTAATACCTTTTGGACTATCTAAAAACAACTTCAGGAAATACATCACAAAGACATACAAAGCAAATAGGTCTAAAGAAAAGCCACAATACTTTAACATCTTATGTAAGTATGTAGAAAAGTATTACGAACCTGAAATAGCTAACGGATGTGAAACCGATGACTTGGTAGCAATATTTAGAGAAAAGATAGGACACGAAAACTGTATTATAGTTTCAATCGATAAAGACTATTTACAGTTCGAGGGTACGATGTACAATTACAATAAAAGAAAATTTATTACCTTGTCAAAAGAAGATGCGCTTTATAACTTCTATGAGCAAATGATAATCGGGGACACCGCAGATAATGTAAACTATTGTAAGGGATATGGTAAAGCATACGCTAAAAAGCTATTTGAAGGCGTTTCTACGGACTTTGGCTATAAGAAGAAGGTTTTGGGTCTATTTAAAAAGATATACCGCTCAAAGGGCAGAGAACGCTTTATAGAATGTTATCACTTACTTAAACTTGGCTACCGATGAAAGTACAATTAGACAATATTGACATAATTATATGTGAAATGATAGGCAGAATGAGGAATATTGTTAATAGAAACTTTAAGGTTAAAGACACAAAGGTTAGTAAAGATTCGCCAAACAATATTGATGTTCAGGGATTTTTAGCTGAATTTGCATTTTGCAAACACTTTAACATATTCCCAGATTTTGATTTAAGACCAAGAAGCGGAAGTTATGATGCTTTATACAATGGTTATAGATATGACATAAAATCAACAAGACATAAAAACGGAAGGCTAATTGCCACGACTAAAGTTAATCCAGATGTAGATATTTATATTTTAGCAATTATAAATGATACAGAAGTAGACTTTATTGGATATGCTTTCAAAGAAGAATTTATAAAACAGGAAAACATAAAAGATTTAGGTTATGGTGATACCTATGTTTTAGAACGAGATAAACTACATAAATTTAAAGATGGACACACGCAAGAAATTATCTGAATTAGAAGAAGAAACCTATTCAGATGCAATAGTAGAAAGCCTTATACAGGAATATAGATTAAGGTCTATAAAGGGTATTGCTAAATACGGAACAACTTTAGAAGAAAATCAATTAAGTCTGTACAAGTGGTTACAACACGCTAAAGAAGAAGCTATGGATATGGCATTATATTTACACAAAGCACAAAAACAACTTAATGGATGATGAGTGGGAATTCTGGGAACATAACTATCACGGAAACGATACAGAAGAACTATCAAGGGAAGAAGATAAAAGTAACTGAAAATAATTTTAGGGTATTTTGGCGCAGAGCAATAAATCCTATCACAATGATAACAAATCACTAATGGAAAAAGAAATACAAGAACAAATTATAGGGGTAATTGAAAGGCTACACCAAGATAAGATTACAACAAAGAATAGAAAAAGAGAAAATGTAACCGCACGAGCAGTATATGCTAAACTATGCAGAGATATATTCCCTTATCTTTCTTTACACAAAATAGGGAAACCAATTAATCGCGACCATTGTACGATTATACATATGTTTAAAATGATAGACCAACACTTAAAGAACGATAACCAATACATCAATCTTTATAAGAAAGCATCTGTTATAATAAACAAAGACATAATAGCCACAGAAAACCTAAAAGAAATATCCTATTTAGAAAGTTTAGAGAAAAGAATAGTCAATCTATCTAACACACTAATAGAAAAAAACAAACAAATAGAACAACTTAAAATACAAAGACCAACAGATAGGTATAAAGACTTTGATTTATTATCAGATGACTTATTAGACCAATTTATACAAACAAGACTTAAACCATACTTAAAACTAAATTATGCCACTACCTAAAAGAACCGCAACAGAAACAAGAGAAAAGTTTATACAAAGATGTATGTCTAATCCTACTATGGTAAAAGAATACCCTGAAAAGAATCAAAGACTTGCCGTATGTGCTGTACAATGGAAGAAGCAATGAAAAGGTACAAAGATTCAGCAAGAATAGTTTTTTATTCTATAATTATAGGTGTTATTGTGATTATTATAGGTGCAATTACATCCTAAAATAGAAAATTATTCGTTTTATAAGTACAGAGAAAAAACATAGAGATATGGCTAACGAAGAAAATCTTATACCTTACAAGAAAGGACAAAGCGGGAATCCTAATGGCAGACCTAAAGGTTCAAAGAATAGAAGCACCATTGCAAAGAAGTGGTTACAAGCTATGCAAGAGGCAAAGAATCCTTTAACTTTAGAATCTGAAGAATTAAGCCAAGAAGATTTAATTACTTTAGCATTACTTAAAAAGGCTTCAGAGGGTGATGTAAACGCATACAAAGCACTAATGGATAGTGGCTATGGTTCACCAGTTCAACAAGTAGAACAAACTATTTTAGAGCAACCTTTATTTCCAGATGTTCCAAAGGACAACAGCGACAAATAAAATATTAGCGTTAGACAAACGCATAAAGATTATACAAGGTGGAACTTCGTCATCAAAGACATTTTCCATCTTGGCTATTTTAATAGACAAAGCAATCAAGAATAACGGAATAGAGATAAGCGTAGTGGCTGAATCTATCCCACACCTGCGCAGAGGTGCATATAAAGACTTTCTTAAAATTCTAAAGTGGACAAATAGATTCCAAGAAGTCCAACTAAACAAATCACTTTTAAGATACGAATTTAAGAACGGCAGTTACATAGAATTCTTTAGTGCTGACGATTCAAGCAAATTAAGAGGTGCAAGAAGGGATGTGTTATTCTTAAACGAAGCCAACGCAATAACTTTAGACGCTTATAACGAACTTGCGATTCGTACCAAGAAAGAAATTTTTATTGACTTTAACCCATCTAATGAATTTTGGGTACATTCAGAACTAAAAGACCAAGAAGATTCTGACTTTATTATCTTAACCTATAAAGACAACGAAGCATTAGATAAGGGCATAGTAGAACAAATAGAAAAGAACAAGGAAAAAGCAAAAACATCTTCTTACTGGGCGAACTGGTGGAATGTATATGGTCTTGGTCAAGTAGGTTCTTTAGAAGGTGTTATCTTTTCTAATTGGCAACAAATCGACACAATACCACCTGAAGCAAAACTTGTGGGCATAGGTTTAGACTTTGGTTACACTAACGACCCAACGGCAATCGTTGAGGTTTACAAATACAACAATCAAAGAATAGTAAACGAATTAGTCTACCGAACAAGGATGCTAAATTCTGACATTGCCAATGAACTACCTAAAGGTGTTATTGTTTACGCAGATTCAGCAGAACCTAAATCCATAGACGAAATAAGAAGGTATGGCATACAAATCAAAGGCGTTACAAAAGGTCGTGATTCTATAAACTACGGAATAGACATAATGCAAAGACAAGATTATCTTGTAACAAAGAGTAGTCAAAACCTAATCAAAGAACTTCGGTCTTATTCTTGGGACACAAACAAAACAGGTCAAAGACTAAACAAACCAATAGACCAATACAATCACGCAATAGATGCCTTGAGATACCACGAGATGGAATCTTTAGGCATAAAAGCCAATTACGGAAAATACGCAGTCCGATAGTCTTAAAAATCAAAAATAAATCGTTTTATAGTTATGGAAGTAAAGATAAAAGTACCTACTGATTTATCAGATATACCTTTATACAAATACCAAGAATTTCACAAGGTATTAGAAATAAACAAAGATGCAGATTCTAACGACTTGTTTATACAAGAAAAAATGCTGCAAATATTTTGTGATTTACCATTGAGTGATGCGCTTAAATATCGTAAGTCTGACATTGACAATGTTACAGAAATGATTGCTAAAACACTTGAAGATAAACCTGACTTGGTAAGGAACTTTACAATAGGTGATACAGAATTTGGTTTTATACCCAAGTTAGAAGATATGACCTTTGGCGAGTATATTGATTTAGACAATTCAATAGGTGATATTAAAAACTTACATAAAGCAATGGCGGTATTATACCGACCAATAAAACAAAAGATAAAACAAAAGTATCTAATTGAGGAATATAGAGGGGATAACTATCACGAGGCGATGTTACATACACCGATGGATGCAGTTGTTAGTTCTATGCTTTTTTTTTGGAATTTAGGAATCGAATTGTCGAAAGCTATGATAGCTTATTTACAGCAGGAACACAAGGAGGACTTGACAGCAGAGCAAATTTCGGTGCTAAATGGGGATGGTATCAATCAGTATATGCACTTGCCGATGGAGATGTTACCCAATTTGAAAAGATAACAGAACTAAACTTTAATACTTGTTTATTGATGTTGATGTTTAAAAAAGAAAAAGCTGACATAGAAGCGCAAGAACTTAAAAGAAAAATGAAATGACATATAGGGGGATTCAATCATTTTACGATTTAACCACAAAGATAAAAGACATCTTACAAGCAGATGAAAATGTCAATACGGTAACCTTTGGTGATATTACTGAAGTAGACTTAAACAAGCAGACCATATTTCCTTTATCACACATAATGATAAACAATGTAACAGACAATGGACAAACTTTATCGTATAATATTTCGGTTATGGCTATGGACTTGGTGGATACAAGTAAAGACGAAACGACTGATGTATTTGTTGGAAATGATAATAGGCAAGATGTACTGAACACACAATTATCTGTACTAAACAGATTACAACAAAAATTAAGAAAAGGCACACCGCACCAAGACGGGTATCATTTAGAAGGTAGTGCAAGTTTAGAAGCGTTTTATGATAGGTTTGAAAACGAATTAGCAGGATGGGCAAGTACATTTGATGTAGTTACTATGAATAACATTGATATATGCAATTAGACAACTTTAAAAAGGCATTAGAGCAATTTAGGGATAAGGTTGTAGAAGAATCTAAAAAGAACCTGCGTAAAGAAAAAAAGGGCGGGGGTAGTTTAGAGAATTCTATAAAGGGCGGTCAAGTAAAGGTAACAGAAAGAAGTTTGCAGTTTGAAATTGAAATGAATCCTTACGGTGTATTTCAAGACAAAGGTGTTAAAGGAAACGACCCGTCAAAAGTTTCACCTAATGCGAAAATTAAAGGACAACAAGCACCAAATAGTCCTTATCGGTTTGGTAGTGGTAAAACTGGTAATTGGTCTGGCTTTGTAAAAAGTATTGAACAATGGGCGAAACGAAAAAATGTAAGATTAAGAGATGAAAAAGGTAGATTTACAAAAGGAAACTACAAGTCAATAGCGCATATTATTGCGGGCAATATTTACAATAGAGGAATTAAACCAAGTTTGTTTTTTACAAAAGCATTTCAAAAATATGCTAAAGATTTACCAACTGAATTAGAATCTGCTTTTGCTTTAGATACTGAAGCATTTTTAGAATTTACAACTAAACAACAATTAAATGGCTAAAATAAATGTAAGAAGTCCATATTATGTTTCTACCTATCAATCAGGTATGGTATCGGCTTCTATTGATATATATATTTATACGGGTGTACAGACTACGGACAGACCTGCAAGTCCTAATTATACTTTAAGTTCTAACGCAGTAAGCGCAAGAGTAGATTTTGAGATAGCAGACTTGGTAAAGGATTATATTGAAATGACTTTATCTTATGTTAATAGTGCATCTATTTTGAATAATGTTTGGGTAGATTATGTGGTTACAAGATACTTTGTAAATACTTCTTCTGCACAACCTATGGTGCAGTTAAGAGGGTTTGATGGTTACGGATATATTGCAGATGGTGTTAATCCACAATTAACTGGACAAGCTGCATTATTAAGTAATACATATATAGTAAAAAACGCAGACGATACTTTATACTTTCCCGTAGATAATGATTTTGATGGGACTACGGTTACATTTAAAAAGGATGGTTCTAATGTCAATGTAGAAACAATATCAAGCAGTACTAATAGCTATGACCAAGTAGAATACTTTTCTAACACAGGTGCAAGTGATAATGTAGATGAAGTTGTGGTAGCTACGGGTGTTAAATCACAAACCTACACCGTAGAGAATGTAACAGAATGTTTAGATACACCTTATAGACTAACATTTGTAAATAGATATGGCGCACTACAAAGCCTTACAATGTTTAAAAAGTCTGTAAGGAATATGAACACAAATGTAACCTACTACAAAAAGAATATCATTGAGAATGGTAATTACAATTTAGGTCAAGCGCAAAAATCAATCGTTTTAAAGAACGCTAACGAATCTTTAACCTTAAATAGTGGTTTCTATCCAGAGAATAATAACGATGTTTTTAAAGAACTGCTATTAAGTGAGAATGTATGGATTTATTACGAAGAAAACGAAATACCTTGTAATATATCATCAAGTTCTATTAGTTACAAGACAAGCCGAAATGATAAACTGATTAACTACACTTTAGATATTGAATTTGCTAATGATGTAGCACAAAACATCCGATAGATGCAGATAGTACAACTTTTTGTAGATGGTGAACAAGTAGATATGTTCAAAGATGAAAGCATTACTATTTCAGATAGTATTGCCAATATCAAAGATATATCTAAAATCTATACTGCGTACTCAAGACAATTTACCTTACCTGCTTCGCCAACAAATAACAGAATATTTAAACATTACTATAACTATAATATAGTAAACAATGTTTTTGATGCTCGTTATAAAACCGATGCTTATCTAAATGTAAACGGCATAAGATACAAGGATGGTAAGTTGAGGTTAAGTGGTGTTAAACTAAAAGACAATTCACCTGAATCATATCAAGTTACTTTCTTTGGTAATGCAGTTGCGTTAAAAGACTTATTTGGTGAAGATAATTTAGCAATGCTTGTAGGTGGTACTGAAGGACTAAACACTTATAATCACACTTACAACAATTTAACTGTACGCAAAAGTTTTAACAATTCACAACAATTATTTGCAGGTACACCAAGAGCAGGGGACATTAAGTATAGTTTTATTTCACATTCAAGACCATTTAGATACGATGGTGTGGATGTTATATCTGATTATGATGGTGAAACTGGTCTTGACACTTATTTAGGATTAAGTGATTTAAAACCATCATTAAGACTAAAAAGTATTGTTAAGGCAATAGAAGAAAAGTATAGTATAACCTTTAGTCAAGATTTCTTTAACACAACTTACTTCAAGAATCTTTATATGTGGCTTCACAAAGAAGCTGGTGAGATGAAGCAATATAGTGAGAATCTGCTAACAACTTATTTATCGGACACATCGACTTGGGCATTAACAAGTGGTACAGATTTTAGAACTGCCGATGGTGGTTTATTTGCATTTAATAGTCCTTATGGTGAATTTCCATTTACAAGATATATAGTACAAACTTATAAAGTGAATATTTCAGGTCTTTCAGCTTACGATGTACAAATTACCGATAATGGTTCTTTGCTTTATAATTCAAGCGCAACGGGGACAAATACTTTTTCGACAGACTTATATTTAGATGGTCAAGCGCAAACATATTTTTTAGATTTTAGAATAACCAGTACTGCTGCTATTAGTCCTACACAACAAGTAACCATTAAAAGACAGACTAAAATAAATTATTCTGATACTTGGACTGATGATGGAACTGCTACTTATACTGCAAGTGCTATTGCTGTTTCAGGTTATTTAGATATACCAAGTCAAATGCCTAATATGAAGGTTTATGACTTTGTGATTAATTTGTTTAAGATGCACCAACTTACAGCATCTATTGACAAAGAACTAAACGGTGATGAAACAGTAAATGTACTTCCGCTACAAGATTACTATTCAACGGGAGAAACACACGACATTACAAAAAACATAGATGTAAGTTCAGCACAAGTAGATAGACTTATTCCTTACAAGGAAATAAACTTTACATATAAGGGGAGAAAAAGTGCTGCTATAATGGCTTATGACCAAGCATTTCCTAATAACAAGTTCGGTGATTTAAACTGGACTGCTGGAACGGAAGATATGGATGGTCAAGCCTACAATGTAGGTTTAGATTTTGAGCATATGTACTTTGAAAGAATTTTATCTTCAGGTGGTACAGAAAGTACGGTGCAATATGGTGTAATGATTGACCAGGATTTGAATCCTATTGTTGGGATGCCTTTGATTCATTCTATTGTGTTAAGGTCTACACCTACGCCTAACTTAAAATGGAATAATGGCGATTCTACACAAGCAACACTAACAGACTTTAACGCGCCAACTAATATAGATGCCAATAACAATTCAATACATTGGGGAGCAGAGCAAAATGAATACACAGAAGTTTTAGAGCAACAAAGTCTATACAATAGATACTATTTTGATTCTATCACTTCGGTATTTGCACAAAATGCAAGAAAGGTAACCTACAAATCTTATTTGCCTTTAGGTCTTTTATTGTCTTATAATCTAAACGATAGATTTAGAATAGGGTATAACACATTTAAGATAGAATCGGTAAACACTAATTTACTAAATCAAGAAAGTACTTTAGTTCTATATAACGATTTACCACCATCGGCTAATCCCGCCGACACAGAAGATATTATAATCGACCCAAGCAAACCCGAACCAGTTATTACACAACTGCCTACGCCTTGTGATAGAAAATTGGTTTGGAATTATATGGATGGTGTTAATGGGTATTTGGTTTATTTGAATGGTGTTAGTTTAACCAAACTAAATCAAGATACGCCTTTTTACGAATACACGACTATTGATTTTGAATCAAGCAATACAGTAGGTGTTCAAGCATTATATGGAAGTAATGATGAATTTGGTTCGCGTGTAGTTCGTGAAGCTACGCAAGGTTATGATTTGTTTTATTATTTGAATGAATTAGAAGATAGGGCAAGTTATTACGAAAACGAATGTGAAAGTTTTAATCTATTAACAGAATTAAACAGATGTTAAAGACAATATTAGAAGGTTTAAAATACAATGTAAGCGGTGAATATATAGACATCGCTAAAGGCAAATATAAGTTAGAAGAAACCTTTAAAGAGGCAATAACTACAATCAAGAAAGAATGGCGCAAGAAGTAATATTAAATGTAAAAGCAAACACCAAACAAGCTGAACAAAGTTTACAGGGTGTTAATAGCGAAATAAAACAAACGCAACAAGTAAGTGGCGAATTAACTGGTTCGTTAGATAAAATGACTGGTGGCGCAATCACCAAGTTCAATGCGTTTAAAGGTACTTTAAAAGGTGTTACGGGTGGATTTAAGTCTTTACGGGTAGCTATATTAAGTACAGGAATAGGTGCGCTTATTGTTGCTATTGGTGCTTTGACTGCTGCTTTTACTGGAAGTGAAGAAGGGCAGAATAAATTTGCTAAAATAATGACCGTTATAGGTGCTTTAACGGGTAACCTTGTTGATTTATTAGCTGATTTAGGTGAAGGTATTATATCGGTCTTTGAGAATCCTAAACAAGCTATTACAGATTTTGCTAATGCAATAAAAGAAAACATTACAAATCGTTTTGAAGGGATGCTTGAACTTATTCCGCAACTTGGAAAAGCGATTAATTTACTATTTAGTGGGGAATTTGCAGAAGCAGGAGAAGTAGCGGCAAACGCAGCGGCAAAAGTTGTTCTTGGTGTAGAAGATATTACGGATAAAATTCAATCTGCAACACAAGCTACTAAAGAATTTGTTAAAGAACAGATAAATGAAGCAAACGCTGCTGCATCTGTTGCGGATATGAGGGCAAAAGCCGATAAAATTGAAAGAAAATTAGTTGTAGATAGGTCAAAACTTGAAAGTGAAATAGCATTATTGCGTTTAAAGTCAAGACAAGAAGAAGAATTTAGCGCGCAAGAAAGAAAACAAGCGTTATTAGATGCACAAGAATTAGAAGAACAACTATTAGCGCAAGAAACTGAATTTTTAGAATTAAGAAGGGATGCACAGGTTTTAGAAAACACCTTTAGTAGGAGTAACAAAGAAAATTTAGATAAAGAAGCACAAGCTATTGCCGATGTAAATAGAGTAGTCGCAAGAAGGGCAGATGCCGCAAGGTCTACACAAAGGGAATTAAATCGCGTTTCTAAAGAAATTCAAAGAGATGAAGCTGCTGCAAGAAAAGAAGAAGAATTAGCACAAGCCGAAGAAGTTAAAAAAGAACAAGCAAGATTAGATGCTATTGAAAAAATCAGAAATGATTATAGAATAAAACAAGAAGATAGAGAAGTTCAAACTGCTTTACAAAAAGTTCAATTAGAGGAACAAAGAAAGTTAGCCGAATTAGATGCATTAAATGCTACTGAACAAGAAAAGCAATCTATTAGGGATTTTTATTCTGAACAAAAATTAGAAGCAGAAAGACAAGATGCAGAGGCAAGTAAAAAAATAGATGATGCTGAAGCCGAAGCTAAAAAACAAAATTTAGCAAAAGTAGGTGGTTTACTTATGAATTTTTCTGCATTAGCAGGTGAACAAACAAGTGCAGGTAAAGCCGCTGCAATCGCAGGTACTTTAATATCTACTTATCAATCGGCAACAGATAGTTATAAATCTTTGGCTGGTATTCCTATTGTTGGTCCCGCTTTAGGTGCTGCTGCTGCGGCGGTTGCAGTTGCAGCTGGTTTTAAACAAATACAAGCAATTAAATCTGTAAAAGTTCCTAAAGGTCGAGGTGCTGAAGGAGGCGGTGCTACACCATCAGCTTCAGGCTTTACCGCTGCCGCTACACAAGCACCACAATTTAATGTTATTGGTGGTGGTGCTACAAATCAATTAGCAGGATTATTAGCAGAAGATTCACAGAAACCAGTTAAGGCTTATGTGGTGAGTAATGAAGTCAGTTCAGCACAAAGTTTAGATAGAAATATTGTCGAAAGTGCAACACTTGGATAAAACACAAAATATAATTTAAAATCGTTTTATAGATATGAAAATTATCGAACTAATCATAGATGAAGAACAAGAAAATGGTATTGATGCCATTAGTATTGTAGAACATCCTGCCATAGAAGAAAACTTTATTGCTCTTAATAAGAAAAAGGAATACAAGTTTCAAGAAGTAGATAAAGAAAAGAGAATCTTGATGGGTGCATTGCTTGTACCTAACAAAGCCATATATAGAAAAGACGAAAAGGAAGATTACTATATTTATTTTACTAAAAACACAATCCGTAAGGCATCGGAACTTTTCTTACAAAAAGGCAATCAACATAATTCTACTTTTGAGCATTTGTATAAGATTGATGGACTTACTTTAGTAGAAAGTTGGATTGTAGAAAATAAAGATAAAGACAAGTCAGCATATTACGGAATGGATGTACCCGTAGGTACTTGGATGGGAAGTGTTAAAGTAGAAAACGATGAAGTTTGGCAAGACTATGTAAAGACTGGTGTTGTTAAAGGTTTTTCTATTGAGGGATTTTTTGCAGAAAAAGAACAAGAAGAACAACAAGAAATAGAAGCAGGTCTTAAACTGTTAGAAATAAAACAAGCACTTATCCGCTATCAATTTGACACTTATAACGATTACCCTAAAGCTGCACAGAACAACGCTAAAAGAGCGTTAAAATGGGTAGAAAAGAACGGATGGGGGAGATGCGGAGAGGCAACAGGAAAACAAAGAGCAAACCAATTAGCTAAAGGCGAAAAGATTTCACGAGATACGATTGCAAGAATGGCAAGTTTTAAAAGACACCAACAATATAAAGATGTTCCTTATGATGAAGGTTGTGGTGGTCTTATGTGGGATGCTTGGGGTGGCGATGAAGGTGTTGCTTGGGCAATTCGTAAACTAAAACAAATTGACAATGCGTAGGGGTTGCTATTGTAAAGACACCAATACTTATCACATAGATTGTTGTGATGGTAGCCTATGGGCGCAAGGTATCGGTGTAGATAGAAAAAGCCAATTTTATTTAAAACAAGAAAACAACGATTTAATCTTACAAGAAGATAATAGTAAAATCATTCTATAATGGCAGATAAGAAAATATCACAATTAGGTTCGGCAAGTGCTTTAACGGGAACAGAACTTTTAGTAACTGTTCAATCGGGAACTACCAAGCAAACAACAGTTAATAAAATAAAAAACACTTTAGTGCCTTATAATTTAACTGTGGTTAAAGATACAACGGTAAATCTTGATGATACAATTTTTGAACAAGCAATGCTTATAAAACTTACTTGGTCTGGGGATTCGGGTAATATGACAATAAATTTACCTTCTGCCTCAAGTAATATTAATCGAGCCATACGATTTATTAGTAATGGTGGGTTTAACACAAACACAAGAGTACGCCTTACACCTATTGGTGGTGATGAATTAGATGGGTCGACTGATTACTACGAAATAAACAAATCATACGAAGGAATCAAGATTTGGTCTGATGGTTCGGAATGGTTTATTATTCAGAAGAAAGCCTAAAAATGCAAAATAAATTTATATATCGTTTAATAATTAAATAAGTAATCTATGAAAACAACAGAAATGTTAAAGCAAATCCAAACGCTTCTTAACACTCGTGTTGAACTTGAAGACCGCAAGTTAGATAATGGTACTGTTATTTCTGCTGACCAATTTGCAGAAGGACAGCCAGTATTTATCGTTACTGAAGATGAGCGTATTCCTATGCCTATCGGAGAGTATATGATGGAAGATGGTTCAATGCTAATGATAGAAGAAGAAGGCGTGATTGCTGGAATCAAAGCTGCTGACGAAGCAGAGGAAGAAGAAGTAGTGGTAGAAGAAGAAGCTAAAGTTGAAGAAGAAATGAGCAACGATGTTAAAGAACCTAAAAAGGTTGTAGAAAGCACAGTTGTAGAAACGCATTTTTCTGAAGAACAAAAAAGCGAACTTGTAGAAGCTATTTTATCAAGTGTAAATCCTATCATTGAGGAATTACAAAACAAAGTAAATGAACTTGAAGCTAAACTATCCATAGAAGAAGTAGAAGAAGTTCAAGAGGAAGTAGAAGAAAAACTTTCTGCTGATGTAAAAGAAGAAAAACTTTCAAAAACCTTCAAGCATAGTCCTGAAGTAAAAGGAGAAAAAGTTACACCACGATTCAATAACGGTCGTGTTGCTAACACAACTTTACAAAGAGTATTTCAACGAATTTCAAATAAATAATAAATAAATTTTAAAAAATGAGTAATAAAGTAAATTTACGAGACATTACACCTGGAGGCGCAAGTACTTCAGTTGTATCACCAATTACTACTACTTACGAAGGTTCTTTCGCAGGGGAGTATATTGCTGCTGCAATTCTTTCTGGAAACACTTTAGCAAGTGATGTAATTACAATTAAACCAAATGTTAAATACAAGCAAGTAGTTAAGAAACTTGATTGGGGAAGCATTGTTGCTGATGGTTCTTGTGATTTCTCTGCTTCAGATGATGTTATCACTTTGAGTGAGCGTGTTCTTACAGTAGAAGAATTCCAAGTAAATCTACAAATGTGTAAAGCTGATTACTATTCTGACTACATCGGTGCTGAAATGGCTATGAGTGCTTACGCTGACCTACCTGCTTCTTTCGCTGACTTCTTGATTGCACAAGTTGCTTCTAAAGTTGCTGAATCAGTTGAGAATTCACTATGGCAAGGAACAACTGCAACCGCAGGAGAATTTGATGGTATTACTACTATCCTTGAAGCATCTACAACTAACGATGTAACTGCTGCCACTGTAACTTCTGCTAATGTTATCGAAGAAATGGGTAAAATTGTAGATGCAATACCAGCAGCCGTTTACGGAAAAGATGACCTTTACCTTTATGTATCACAGAATATGGGTCGTGCTTATGTTCGTGCTTTAGGTGGTTTCGCTGCTTTACAAAATGTAGCTGGTGCAGAAAATGTAAGCGACATCGGAGCAAATGGTGTAAACAGTTTAGGTACTACTTGGTACAATGGTGGCGCACTTTCTTTTGATGGTGTAAAAGTATTTGTTGCTAACGGACTACCTGATAACACAGCAGTTGCTGCACAGAAATCTAACTTGTTCTTTGGGACTGGACTTTTAGAAGACCACAACGAAGTTCGTTTGATTGATACTTCTGAAACTTTAGGTGACCAGAATGTCCGCGTTATCCTTAGATTCACCGCAGGTGCGCAAGTAGGTGTTACACAAGATTGTGTACTTTACAACTAATAATTAATTATTAATCTTAAGAAGGGGTGGGCGCAACTGCCCACCCTTTTTTATTTAAAACATAAAATATGGCGTGTACATTAACAACTGGTCGTGAATTACCTTGTAAGGATTCAGTCGGTGGTATTAAGGCAGTTTATATGGCAGACTTTGGCACTTTAGGTGCTTTGACAGTAGATGCTTCGGGTGAATTGACTGCTATTGCTGGTACTCCTGACTTATATCAATTCGATGTAAAGGGTAATTCAAACCTCGAACAAGCGATTACAAGTAGCCGCGAAAACGGAACTACTTTTTATGAGCAAACTTTAAACTTGACCTTAACTAAATTAGATTTAGCAACTCAAACAGAAATCATAACTATTGCCAAAGCAAGACCACATATCTTTGTTGAGGATTACAATGGTAACTATTTCTTGATAGGTGCAGTTCACGGCGCGGATGTTTCTGGTGGAACAATCGTAACTGGTGCTGCTATGGGTGATTTGTCAGGGTTTACTTTAGTATTCTCTGCACAAGAAACACTTCCTGCTTACTTTACTACTTCAACTGTTGTAACAGATAATACGGAAGCTACTCAAATTGCACCATAAGTAGTTTGATTACAAATCAAAGCCATCTTTAATTAGGTGGCTTTTTTTTTACGCAAAATTCAAAATAAATTCGTTTTATAAGTATGAAGATTCTAACGACAAGTACTTCTGCTCAATCGCTAAAAATTATTCCAAGAGATTATCAAAGTAACATTGATGTTATTTTACGGGATAATAGCACAAACGAAAGCACGACATATGCAGTTTCTACTTCTACAAGTGGTGATTATATGACTTTTGACTTAACTTTGTCGTTAGTAGAAAACAGATTTTACGATATGACTTGCAAATTTGGTAGTGATGTTATTTACAAGGATAAAATCTTCTGTACTGACCAAGTAGTAGCTAATTACACAGTAAATGAAGGTCAATACACTACCGAAAATTCATACGATAACGATTACATCATATTATGAGTATAAAAATAGTTGAATTAGCATCTTATACTGCGCCTCTTATTACCGAGAGTAAGAAAGACGAATGGGTAAACTATGGTGCGGATAATAATTACTATCAGCATTTGATTGATTTATATAATGCATCGCCTACTAATAACGCGGCAATTAACGGAATCAGTCAGATGATATTTGGTAGAGGTTTAGATGCTACTGATTCTTCTACAAAGTTGGAAGAATATGCAATGATGAAGTCTTTGTTTCACGATGACTGCGTAAGAAAGCTATCTTATGATTTAAAATTGATGGGACAATGTGCGATGCAAGTTGTTTATGATAAGCCACACAAAAGAATTATAGAAGTAGCACACTTTCCTATTGAAACATTAAGAGTAGGTAAGGCAAACAAAAACGGAGATATTGATACTTACTATTATTCGGCTGATTGGTCAAGTAAAAAGCCAAGTGAAAAGCCAATTAAGTTTAGTGCGTTTGGTTCTTCTAAAGACGAAATAGAGATTTTATGTGTTAAACCTTATCGCGCAGGATATTATTATTATTCTCCCGTAGATTATCAAGGTGGTTTACAATACGCAGAATTAGAGGAAGAAATATCTAACTATCACCTAAACAATATTAAGAATGGTCTTGCGCCATCTATGCTTATTAATTTTTCTAATGGTGTTCCTGATGAGGAAACACAGGATATGATAGAAAGAAAGATTAAGCAGAAGTTTAGCGGTACAAGTAACGCAGGTAAGTTTATACTATCTTTTAATGATAATGTAGATTCACAAGCAAGTATTGAAACAGTACAATTAAGTGATGCACATAATCAGTACCAGTTCTTGAGTGATGAAAGTATGCGTAAGATTATGGTGGCGCATAGGATTATTTCACCGATGTTATTAGGGATTAAAGACAATACGGGATTAGGAAACAACGCAGACGAATTAAAGACTGCTTCTATTCTATTCGATAATACTGTTATTAAGCCATTTCAAGACCTTTTAATAACTTCCTTTAACAAAGTACTTGCTTTTAATAATGCTTCGTTAAATCTATATTTTAAGACCTTACAGCCGCTTGAATTTGTAGACTTGGAAAACGCTTTAACAAAAGAACAAGTAGAAGAAGAAACTGGTCAGAAGTTAAGTGCAGATGAAGAAATCCCTGAAGCCTTACAAGAATTTTTAGATTTAGGCGAAACTGATGAAGAATTAGGTGATTGGGAACTTACTGATTCACGACTTGTAGACTATGACACAGAAGAAGAATTAGATGCCGAAATACAAAAGCTAAATGAAGGTGAAACATCACTTTTATCTAAAGTATGGAATTTTGTAAGTAGTGGTACTGCAAGACCAAACCGAAAAAGCGAACAAGATAAAGAAATAGATGGTGTAAAGTATAAAGTACGATACAGATACGATAGGGGTAAAGAATCTAAAACGGGTGATGAAAGAAGATTTTGTACTGTAATGACAAGAGCAAATAAACTTTACAGAAAAGAAGATATTATCGCAATGGACAATAGAGCAGTTAATCCAGGATGGGGATTAGGTGGTGCAGATACTTATTCTATTTGGTTATATAAAGGCGGTGGTAATTGCCACCATAGATGGCGTAGGGAAACTTACAGATATGTAGGTGAAGGAATTGGAAGTATTGGTGCTTCAGACCAAATTAGTACGGCACAAGGCGAAAGAGAAGGTTATCGGGTAAGAAATCCTAAAGATGTTTCTATTATGCCAACTGATATGCCAAAGAAAGGATTTGTAAATAAATAAGATATGGCTACTGCGTTATTTATAAAAAGGGAAGATTTAGTAAGAAATAGCATTTTAGATGG